GCTCCTGTAAATCCTTGTGCACCAGTAACACCTACAGCTCCCGTAGCTCCTGTAAATCCTTGGGCTCCTGTAAATCCAGTAACACCTACAGCTCCTGTAGCTCCTGTAAATCCTTTGGCTCCTGTAGCTCCTGTAAATCCTTGGGCTCCTTGAGGTCCTGTGGCTCCACCTCCACTTCCACCTCCACCGCCTGTTGCTCCTTGGGGTCCAGTAACACCATTAACACTATTAGTACTTGAAAATAAAGGTCTTGCGAATGACATTATATATATATAAGAATAAAATCAAATGAATTAAATTTAAAATAATAATATCTTAAATATAATCACTTTATATATTATATGAGTTTTGATTTGAATATTGAAAATTACACAACAAAAGAATTAAGTGAAATGTTTGATTTACCGTCAAATTATGATAGAAATATTCTTGAAAAAAAAGAAACAAAATTGAGAGAAAGTATAATGAATAATAGAGAATTAAATAAAGAAATGCAAACAAAAACAATAAATTTTTTAGTTAAAGCAAAAAATATATTAATAAATAGTCATCCTAATAATCAAGAAAAAAACACTGATTTAAAGCAAAAAATAATGGATTTTTATAATTCAAGTTATGAATTGAAGGAAACTAAATTAGAAGACCCAGAAGAACATATGGTTCAAGTTAGACCAGACAAGCCATATTTGTCATCATATCCAAGTGAGTTTTTCCCAGGTATTATCAATCCTTTGAAAAAAAGAACAATTAAGAAAAACTTGAATATTGACACCAGATTTAGAGATAATTATTTTTCATCGCCTTCTACAAATTTCAATTTTGCTTTGCCCACGAATTTTGATGATATTTTACAAATGCAGCTAACAGCAATAGAATTGCCAACAACTTATTACAATGTTTCAAAACAATATGGCAACAATTTTTTTTCAGTAACAGCTAATACATCAACAAGTGTTGTAAATATTCCAGACGGAAATTACACATATGATGGAATTGTAAATATTATAAATAATGAATTATCTCTTTTAGGTTATCCTTTTAACAAAGTGGTATTTATGTTAAACATAAATAATAATTCTGGTAGCGGTCAAATGATGGTAGGTCCGTTGGACGCTTCATTAAATACATTGTCATTGAATTTTCAAGCAGATAGATTTGGTGTAGATGATCGTAATACTCCGTTACCTTTAAAGTTTGGATGGACATTAGGTTTTAGAAATGGAATTTATGAGAATAATTTAAATTATGTATCTGAAGGTCTGGTTGACATAACAGGACCAAGATATGTATATTTAGTAGTGGATGATCACAATAACAATGTGAACAATGGTTTTTACAGTGCTTTCAATTCATCCCTTTTGAACAATAATATTTTGGCTCGTATATCATTACAATCACGTTTTTTTGATGTTCAAATGTCAAATAATTTGAGTATAATAACAAATCCGAGAGAATACTTTGGTCCAGTGAATATACAGAATTTTACTATTCAATTATTAGATGAATATGGAAGAGTGGTAGATTTAAATAATATGGACTTTAGTTTTTGTATTACTCTAACTACAGCCTACGATATTTAATTAATTATGGTAAAAATAATATTATTAAATAAAAATTAAATAATATTATAATATTTTATAATGTCAAGACTATTTAAATCATATATGGGAAAAAATACATTTGAAGTAAATAAAGAGTCACAAGATGCTGGTGAGTATACAAATAACAAAACAGCTTCATCTACTTTTTGTTCTCCAAATGTGTGTGTTCCAAGTCGAACAGTTATAAATCAAAGTAATAGGCTTTTATTAAAAAAAGCAAATAGGATATATTTTAGTGGTTGCAATAGTATTTATAATATAGGTAATTTAAATATAAATTTGGTAACAAAATTAAATTTAACTGGTATTCCTGTTATTAAACAGAATAATCCCAGTGAGACTCCAACAAATTTAAATGTGTCATCAATACCATATCTAACTTATACAATAGATCCAAGTGGTAATTTATTTGGCAATACAGTATGTGGATCAGATAATTTTCAAAATTATTTGCAATATAATCCGCCATATTCAACAACTGCTTACAATTATATTAACCGAGTTTAAATAGCTCGAATTACCAGATATGTGAGCATTATAGTTACAAAAGTGGTAGAGCTAACTTTAAATATTAAATTAGTAACATTTTTGTAAGATTTATATTTTGTGTCTTCGATATTATTTTTGATATTATCTTTATTATTATCTTCAATATCATTTTTAAAATTATGATATTCATATACAACTTTTTTAACTAATGGTAAAGAATGTGATGTATTTAAGTTATATTTATAGTCTTCAATATCAATATAATTTCCCCAACCATTTCCTATATAACAAGGTTCAAATTGTTTAATAATTATTTTATTCATTTTGAAGTATTTGGTATTATATTATATTTATAAAATTTTTTATGAATATAATTAATTTAACGTTTTTCCCCCATATTAATAAGCATTTGTTTTGCTCTTTTTGAAATATTTCTATATAATTGTGCTTTTGAGCTATATTGGCGAGCTCTAATGTATGCGGAATAAACCCCTTTGGAACTGACTTTACATGTATTTTTTTTACAAATAGGGAATGATTTTTTGGGTCCTAAAAAGCATTTTTTGCCACATTTTTGTAGCATAATGGTTCTTTGATGAGTTCCGGGTTTCTCTCTTTTCCATCCTTTTGTAGGACTTTTATTTTTATGTGTTTTAGGCATTTTATAAAATAAGATAATATTATTTATTTTAATTATTATTATTATTAAATAATGAATAATAAAAAATCACCATCAAACTATAAAGAGCCTCAATTAGGTAGAATAAAAAAGGACATAATTAATAAACATCATCCTGCAATTGCTAATAAAAATTTTATGGATGATAGATTTATGTCAAGGTCTTCATATGTTGATGAATCAGTAGAGTTACAAGAAACTGAAGGACTTGGTTATGTATTTGAAGACGAAATTGAAGCAGCTTCAAATGATAGTTCTGTAAAAGATGTTTCAGGTAATATTGTAAAAGATTGTTCTGGTAATATTATAACTAAAAAATCCAACAAAATAACATATAAAAAATGGACATTTAAAGAAGTAGAAGATGAAATTTGGAAAGATTATTTTTCCGAAAAAGGATATTATTCGAGCGCACTTGATATTCTTGCAACGTATTTAAGAGGTCAAAAACTGATTTATATGGAGTCAAAAAATTTTTGCGAAACGCGTTTAAATTATTTAATGATGCCCGCTATTTTGTTATCAACAGCGGCAACAGTATTATCTTCTGTTGTAAAAGATTATCACTGGGGAATGTATTTGATTGCTGGGATAAATGGAGTAATTGCTTTTCTTTTAACAATTGTTAACTATTTAAAATTAGATGCCACATCTGAAGCTCATAAAATATCATCTCATCAATATGACAAATTACAAACATCTATAGAATTTCTTTCTGGAACTACATTATTATTTGATTCTGGTAACATTGAAGAAACAAAGAAAGCGATAAAAACCAAGTTGGATGATACTGAAAAGAAAATAAATGAAATAAAGGAAACAAATCAGTTTATAATACCAAAAATGATTAGGACAGTTTATCCGATTATGTACAATACAAATGTTTTTTTGATTATAAAAAAGATAGAAGACATAAGAAAGCGCAAAATAAATTCACTGAAAGAAAACAGAAACCAGAGAAGTTATTTAATTGCTGTATTAAAATCCAAAAAAAACAAAGATAAAAAATCATCTCTTAAAAATTTGGAGCTTGAAATAAGTCGATTAATAAAAGAAAAAGACAGACATATTAATAATTTGCTTGTATTAAAATCCGCATTTTCTATTATTGATGATATGTTTGTAAAAGAAATGGAAAATGCCGAAAAATATAAATCAATGACAATTAGAAGGTGGTTTTGCTGTGGTTATGGTATAAAAGACAACATTGTTGACCCCAGAAATACAAATAGTTTTATAGAAGACGTTATGGATCCTTATGGTAGACAAGATAAATGTTTGGAAGAATTACGAAAACGAAACGAAATAGAAGAAAAAAGAAAAGAAAAAACAAAAAAAGAATTATTGAAGTATTTTAAAGACAATAAAAAAGTGGTTGATTGTTTATATGATAAACTGGAAAAGGGTGAAATTTATAAAGATATAAAATATTGTTCAGATTGTACTGAAGAAAATGTGATGTCTCTCAAAAAAATGAATAATAATATTGGTGATGTTATCAAATTAGCTGGTGAAGATAATAATATAAAAATTCAAATAGAAGATGTGCCGGATGAAAAACGTAGCAAACGGTCCGATTCATCAAATTCACTGATGGATTTTGATGTTGTATGCGACAATAATACCAAGATATAATTAATATAAAAATGTAAAAATAAAATGTATATGTTTATGAATTATAAATAATTTTTATAGATAAATATAAATATGAGAAATATAAAATCCAAGACGACTATTTTAAAAAAACACAAAAATAAAGTAGCTAATAAAAATAACAATACTACCAATATTTCTGACGATGATTGTAATAACGATAATTCTAATAACAATGATAATGAATGTCTTATTTGTTTAGAAGTAAATAATAATAATAATGAAAAAACAATAAAGTTAAATGATTTAGCATCATGTGAAAAGCTATGTGAATGTAACGGTTGGTTTCATAAAAGTTGTTTGGATAATTGGTTTATAATTAAATTTACTTGTCCAATTTGTAGAACCCATATTGTTAGTTTTACACCATATCAAATAAATCATTTTAATAATACTCAAACGCATATACAAATTATAGAAAGACGACTTACTAACAATGAAATGTGCATTATCATTTTTTCGGCATTGTTCATATATTTGTTTTATTTTTAGAATAAATATTGTACATAATCATTATGTAAAATATTTATTTTCCGACTTGCCTGAATCGAACAGGCGACAATTTGATTACTTTCCATTTTATTTAAAATGGTAACATCTACAGTCAAATGCTCTACCAACTGAGCTAAAGTCGGATATTTTGGTTAATTATCGTGATTAACATATTATTACTTTTGTTATCTTTAAGTAGTTTTTGTTGAATACTTATTTTGGCAGAGATTACCACAATAAATAATATGCTAAATATGCTGCTGTCCATTTATCAGCCTTAGCCCATTGTTTATTACGTATTCTGAATGCCTCTCGGCGTTTTACATCCTGATGACGAGTCCAATCTTCGTATCCCATTTGACCAAAATGAACCAATTTCCCTTCTGGAGTGCGAACCATATATTTTTTATCATGTCTTGTTGAAGGCATTATAATGACATTTTTACCCAGAAAACGATTTGCATATTTTTGAACCATTGCCGGATTTGAATACAACTTTAATTTTGGCTTATTGATTCTTTTTATTGTAATAGCTTTTTTATTTTTTGTTATTTTTCGCGTTTTACTCATTATATATAATACACATTTTTTATTAATTACGTTTTTTGGATTTTTTAGATTTTCTTAATTTTCTTTTTTTCTGTTTCTTTTTTGTTTTTATTTGTTTATTTTTATACCTTTTTTTTATTCCCATCGCATTAGTCGTTTTTTCTCTCAACAATTCAATTAATTCCTTTTTTTGTTTAAGCATTATAGCAAGTGAAAGAGGTGTTTCACCATCCGCATTTGACTGTGTTACATCTGCACCCGCATCCAGTAAAAGTTTTACTACATCTATTTGTCCTTCTTGTGCAGCGGATATAAGCGCATTTTCACCTTGGTCATTTCTGTGATGTATATTAGCTCCAGCATCTAACAACATTCTGACTATATCTGCACATCCATTAAATGCCGCAATAATAAGCGGCGTTTGGTCTATTTGATCCCTAAATTTCTTATCATTTATGTTGGCTCCTTTTTCCAGCAAAAATGCAACTACATCTACAGCATTACAATCCCTACACGCCTTCATAATTGCCGTATCTTCTTCATTATCTTTTTCATTAATAATATCAGGATTTATACTAAATAAACGTTTTACTTCATTTAAATCGCCATTTTGCGCTGCTTTTACAAAATCTGACATATATATAGTTTTGGATTTTTACTTAATTACAATTTTAATTAAATTTCATCATACGCAAATTATTTTTACTTGCTTGAATATTATTATTATTTTCAAATAACATTTTTGTTGACTTTATTTGCGATATTCTTTGTCTCTCTTTAATGCGTCTAATACGTTCATCTAAAATCATTTGGTTATACTCTTCAATTGTTTGCGGTTTTTTTGGTTCGTTATATTCAATATTAGGATCTTTATAATCCTTAAAATATTTATTGAAAATAAAACTATTTTTTACTTGGGGTTCCAATGGTTTACCTTTTATTTGCTGTTGTGGATATTGCTGTTGCGGATATTGTTGTTGATTATATTGCTGCTGTTGTTGCGGATATTGTTGTTGTTGCTGTGGATATTCTTGAGTATCATTTTGATTTACTGTCATATATTGCAGCACACCATTTTTATTAACAACTAAATTTAAAGAATTTAATATATCATCATAGCTAAATTTCTTCTTTTTTGGCGGTTCTATTTTAGATGTTTCCCAATAATTATTGTTATTGTTTTGATAATTATTTACGTCAAAATAATTTCCATTATTATTACCTAAATCATCTACCTCAGTAAAATCAATGTTCATATTTATAATAAATAATATTTTTTTACTTTTTATTCTACATATTCACTAAAAAATAATATGCTTTTAATATAAATATGCTAGATACATTTATAAAAAATAGAGGAATAACTAAAACTATTATTCATAATAATAATAAAAATCAAGTTAATGAAGTTAATTGGGATATTGATTATGATGGCAATGAAGCTAATGTTTCGCTTGATTTAAATAATAATGGCAATATTGATCATTATAAATTTAATTTAGATGATCGCGATTTAGCTAATATTTTAAATATTGACGGTATTAAATTAGACCTCGGTAAAAGATTAAAAAATGATTTTCTAAAAAAAAAATATATACGCGATCCCGGTGTATATAGTATTTATCTGGATGATTTTAAACCACCACCTGTTATGCCTATTGTTCCAAAATATCAAGAACCTACACAAATGATCGAATTAGACCCAAAACCCAAAAATTTAAATTATATTCCTACCATCCTTCCTAACGAAGAATTTATAGTACCCCTAACAATTAGCGATAATTTAATAAAGTCTTATGTTTCTCCAAAAAGTAGAGGTAACCGTATCCGTGTTCCTTCACTAAGAAAAAAATATAGAAGACCAAAAACTCACAGAACTTATAAAATTTATAGATATCCAAGAAATAGTATAGCAAGAGGTGTAAACAAAAATAAATTAACTAAAAGAAACTATAAAAATATCTTAAAATCAATTAGGTCCCTTTAATTACTTTTTATAAAACTATATTATAAAATGTCATTTAGAAAATTTGGTGGTACGCACTATGCTGGCTCGCATAATTTTGTTAAAAGTAATATTAATAATTCACGTAGTTTATATGTTACACAAAATGTTGGACAACCTAATACTTATATAAATTTTGAAAGTGATATTAGCGGGAATTTAAATATTTATGGAGATGTTGATATTAGCGGGAATTTACATGTCCAAGAAGACGTTGATATTAGTGGGAATTTATATGTTAAAGGAACAATAACAAATACAGCAACTCAACCAGCTTCAAATAATAGTTCTACAATAGTACCAACTACAGCTTGGATTCAGGGTGCTATTGCAGCAGGAAGTTCAAGTCAATGGACAACAACTGTCGGTGGTATATATTATAATTCCGGTAATGTTGGAATAGGAACAACAACACCAAGTTATAAATTAGATGTTAGTGG